TATAGCAATAGTAATTGGATTAATAAATAATAAAATAAACGAAAAATGAAAACAGAAGTAACTTTAAAAGAATTGTATTTAACACGTACGCCTTTTGCTATCGTGGAAAGTGAGGAGTTTGGCGGTACGATCTACTCGGTAGTATTCAGGAATCAAGGAATCAGAACCTACGAAATACTAAAAGACGAAATAAACTATTTCTTTACTATTCACAAACAAGCTAAAAAGATTGAGTTTGGATATACTGGGAACGTTTACGAATTCTTTGACTTTAAAAATAAACTAAGCGCAGCAACTCGATATCAATTTATTGAAGCAATAAGCAGAAACAGATGAAAAGACGAAGAATTAATTTAACACGTTACCACCACTATCCTATATCGGTGCGTAACCATAGAGTATTTCAATACTGGAAAAGAAAAATAATAAAAAAATGGATAAACCCCGAATTTGATTAAAATGGAAATAGAACAATTAAAAAAACAATTTGAAAATTACGAAGGTTCGTCTTTTTTTATTTATTGCGTAAATGAAGCGTTAATAAAGTCAGGTCAAAAGGATAAAAACATTAAATGGTTTATATTAAATCACTTCAAACAAAACAGTGAATGCGATATTATAAATTTAAAAAGGTGCGCAGCGCATTGGAGGAATGTTTCAAACGATAAACTAAATCAATTTGACTTTGGTAATTACAAAGTAACAGTACACACGCTTTCAAATTACAATATGATAATAAAAATTATGGACTATTATTTAACAAATAGCTACGAATAAAAAATTATTGTTATATTTGTAAACGGTTAGAGTCTCAAACATAGTTAACCGCAAAGGAATTATTTACCCTTTCAATGAAACTGACGTGAGACTCCAGTGGATTTGAGAGGGTTTTTTTATGTTTAAAATTTGACAAATGGCAAAAGACAAAAAAGGATTTATTTTATATTGTGATGTAATTCACACCGTTGAAAAGCTAACGGATGAACAAGCGGGTAAATTGTTTAAACATATTTTAAAGTATGTAAATGACCAAGACCCTATTCCTGAAGATATTATTACGGAAATAGCATTTGAACCTATTAAGCAAAGTTTAAAACGTGATTTACAAAAATACGAAGGTATTCGACTGAAGAATAAAGAGAACGCATTAAAGCGATGGAATGCGACCGCATCCGAACGCATACCGACGGATACCAAAAATGCCGTAATAGATAAAGATAGTGTTATAGTAAAAGATAATAAATATATATATATACCTGAATTTGATGAATTTTTACAATATGCTATACAACAAGTGCCTAACGTAAACAAAGAACAAGTTAAATTAAAATATGAAAGTTGGAAAGTAAACGAATGGAAAGACGGAAACGATAAACCAATTAAGAATTGGAAATCAAAATTAAACCAAACACTTCCGTATATTAGCAAAATTGAAGTTAAACAACCAAGACAAATATTTGATTAAGATGTATAAAAGATTAAGCGAATTACAAGGGCAACTAAACGATATTCGTAACCTTAAAAACGTTCGAGGTAAATCAATCGGTTGGACTTTTGACCAAATACCGTACACGGTGAAAGAAGGGTGTACAACTTACATAGGAGCAGCACCAGCGAGTGGTAAAACTGAAATATGGTTTGAGTTTTTAATTAATTTAAGTTGCATACACGGATGGAAACACGTAATATTTTCACCTGAAACGGGTAACGCTGCCGAAATATACGCCGAATTATGTTATAAATATATTGGTAAACCGTACACAATAGGCGAAAATTCAATGTCGCAAGGCGAACAAGTGGCTTCAGAAATGTTTATTAACGAGCATTTTATAGTAATAGACCCTATTGACGAAGATTTAACTTTAGAAGGCTTTTATAATTTAGTAGATGAAATTGAACGTACACAAGAAATAACAATACAAACTACTACGATTGACCCGTGGAACGAACTAACTGAAGAATTTAAACACGAAGATTTAGGGCGTGAAGATAAATATTTAAGTAGAATTTTAGGACTTGCACGTAAAAACGCACGAAAGACGAAGCGACACAACTGTATTATTAATCATGTACGCGACCAACCTTTAACACACGGTAAAACACACGAAGGCGTTGAAATAAGTTATTACCCTATTCCGAGCGCTCGTGATTTTGCTGGGGGGCAAGTATGGTTTAGAAAAGGCTTAACGGTTTTAATTCCTTGGCGACCACCAGCGGGTTTAATTTTGAACGATGGCAATATAGCACAAGAAAACGAAGTGCATTTAAAAGTTGCTAAAAGCAAGCCTAAAGGCGTATCAAAAAACGGAACGTACAAACTGTTTTTAGACGTAGAAAAATATCAATACTACATTAAAGATTTTGCTGATAATAAAATATACGCTAATCGAAGTAAACACGAACCTAAACCAATTTCAAATAGTTTTCCAACTTCAAAACCTGATATAGTAAACGGAAAAGAATTACTTTCGTTTAGTGAAAGAATGAAGCAAGGAGCGTTTGAAGAATTAGAACCAAGAATAAATAAAGACGGCAACCCCGAAATGCCATTTTGATTATCAGGTCTTGGCGGGATAAAGCGGGATAATTTGAACGTCGATTGAATAAACATAAAATAAAAGTATGTCGAAAAAACACGAAAAAATAAAGATATGAGCATTGAAATGATAAAAAGAAAAACGGGTTTATGGACGGTTTATTTAAAGATTCAAAACTCTTTAGATAACATCAAAGAAAAACACGAACACCGTACCGACTTAATTTCTTCAATGGAAAAAAGCCTAACCGAAGTAGGCGAAGCGGTGCAATATTTAAACCACGTAGATAAAATGTTAATGGCTACGAATAGACGAAACCACGAATTAGAACTTGAAAACATAAAGCTGAAACAAGAAAATAAGAGTTTGAATAAGCATTTAGAAATGTTAATAAGCGGTGAAATATGAAAATACTAAATTTATACGCTTGTTTAGGTGGCAACCGTTACAAATGGAACGAAGTAAGCGAAGATATTGAAGTAACTGCGGTTGAATTAGACCCGGAAGCAGCAAGGTTATACAAGGAACGTTTTCCGAATGATACGGTAATTGTAGCTGATGCGCACCAATATTTGTTAGACCATTACAAAGAGTTCGATTTTATTTGGAGTTCGCCACCGTGTCCAACTCATTCAAAAGTTCGATTTACTCAAAAGAACCAAGATTTTTATAAACCTGAATATCCCAATATGATGTTATACCAAGAAATTATTTTTCTTAAACATCATTTTGAAGGCAAGTATTGTGTTGAAAATGTCATTCCATACTACGAGCCATTAATACCAGGACAAAAACGTGGAAGGCATTTATATTGGACAAATTTTTTATTGCCTAATGAGATAGATAGAAAAGAATCAAAAGGAATAATTGGTGGTCAAGTTAATGATGAGTTTAAAAAACTATGCGAATTTCATCAATATGATTTTTCACAATATAAAGGCGAACAAAGTAGAACTAAAATGGCTCGTAATTTAGTAGATTTTGAAGTTGGCAAAACAATACTTGAAACGGCTTTAAATATTTATAGAAAAACGGATATTAAACAAACTTCAATATTTGACGAACTATGAAAACACGAAAATGCAAGTATTGTAAACAACCCTTTGAACCGTCCGTGTTTTTGCAAAAAAATTGCTTCGATCCTAACTGTGTAGCTGAATGGATAAATGACGTAAAACAAAAGAACTGGCAAAAGAAAAAAGCGAAGTTAAAATTAGACTTAATGACTTTGTCCGATTATATAAAATTGGCACAGCAAGTATTTAATAAATATATAAACCTACGGGATAAAGGATTGCCTTGTATAAGTTGCGACAAGCCAATTACAGGGCGCGTAAACGCTTCGCATTACTTCAACGCTAATAACCATTGGAACGTTCGTTTTAATGAATTTAACGTCCACAGCAGTTGCATTACGTGTAACCAGTATTTAAGCGGTAATTTAATCGAATATAGAAGTAGATTAATTAACAAGATAGGAATTGAACAATTAACACTTTTAGAAGCTGAAGCTAATAAAACACGGAAGTTTACAATAGACGAATTAAAGGAAATAATTAACAAGTATAAATTAAAAATTAAACAATATGATAACAAACTTTGAAGAACATACCAGCGAATTAACAGCTGAAGAAATGGAAATATTAAATATAGTAATTCACGGATTTAGACAGTATAAAAAGACGAACCCGATAAAAAGCGAATTAATAGTAACACGAATGAATCAGTATCTACAATACAACGGATACAAAATAAAAATGACTGGTCCGCGTTTACGCAAAATGGTTAATTACATACGTTCAAATGGCTTAATACCCTTAATAGCTAACTCACAGGGATATTTCACAAGCGATTGTAAGCAAACTATACTTGAACAAATAACAAGCCTTCAGGAACGAGCTAACTCGATTGAACGATGCGCACAAGGTTTAAAGAAATTTCTATAAATATTTTTTTTAATTATAGTTATATTAGATTTTATTATTATATTTGCAAAACAAAACACAAAACAATATGAAACATTTATTAAAATCGTTGGCTTCGTTCCAACAAGAAGTGAAAGTAATTCACAAGGGTACACAAGGATACGGATATTCGTATGCTGATTTGCCGAAAATCTTTGAAGAAATTAACCCGTTACTACAAAAACACGGATTAGGATTTACACAACTGATTAATTCACAAGACGGGTTAAACTATTTAAAAACAATTTTATTTCACGTAGAAAGCGGTGAAAGTATTGATTCGTTAACTTTGATTCCTTACGTACAATTAAAAGGAATGAATGACTTTCAATCTTTCGGATCGGGTGTTACGTATTTTCGTAGATATTGTTTAAGCACTATTTTAGGTATTGTAACGGACAAAGACACGGACGCTTCAGGCGAACAAGAAAAGCCTAAAAAAGAAACGTTAGACAACAAAAGATTTCTCGAAGCACTAAAAGCAATTGAACAAGGTAAATTTAACGCTAACGATTTGAAGGCTAAATTTGATTTAACTAAAGAACAACTTGCTGCGCTATGAAAATACGATGTTCACAAATAGGAAAAATTATGACAAACCCCCGAGAAAAGGGGGTGCGTCTTTCTCAAACTACTAAAACATATCTTTTAGAGTTGGCCGTTGAAGAAAAATACGGAATACATAAAGAATTTTGGTCAAGGTACACGGACAAAGGTAACGAAGTAGAAGCTGAAGCAATAGCGCTTGTTAACGATGTTTTAGACGTAGGATTTATTTACAAGAATGAAGAACGTTTAGAAAACGAATATCTAACTGGAATACCTGACGTAAACACGGACGTATTAATAGACGTAAAAAGTTCTTGGGATGCGTTTACGTTCTTTGAAAAGGCAATAGAAGAAGAAGTAAAAAACAAAGATTATTACTATCAATTACAGGGTTATATGTGGTTAACAGGAAAAGACGAAGCACTACTTTGCTATTGCCTTGTAAACACACCTTTTCAGATAGTTGAAGATGAGGTTAGACGTGAACATTGGAAACAAGGGTTAATAGATGAAAGTTTGGATGTAAGGGACTTTGTACAGTCGAAACATAACTTTGACCATATAC